AATAATGAAATTTTAATTCAACGATTAAAATCTATACCTGTATTTCTTAAACCAGATAGTAAATTAGATGATATTGAAATCTCATTAGACTTGAAAAATGAAACGGACTCTATTAAATATGTAACCACTAATGACTTTGAATTAAGTATAAAAAGTTCTGGGAAAAAACTAATANAAAGTGATAAAAATAAAATTTTCCCAGCACACCCCATTACCAAACAACATATCTTATTTGCTAGATTAAAGCCTCTAGTTTCTAAAGAAATTGATGGAGAAGTTTTATCATTTACTGCTAGTTTTGAAGTCTCAACTGCTAAAGAACACGGTGGTTTTAATGTCGCATCTACTTGTGCTTATGGTAACACACCCGACCCAATACAATCAAATGAACGATGGAATGATTTTGTAGATGAACAACAAGAAAAAGGAACATCTGAAAAAGAACTAGATAAATTTGAAAAAGATTGGGAAAATCACCAAAAATATAGGTATTTTGTTGATAATTCATTTGATTTTACTATTGAAACGATTGGGGTTTTCAAAAACAATGAATTAGTTACATTGGCATGTGAAAGTATCATTAAACGACTTCAAAAAATTATAAAACAATGTAATGATGATACCATTCCTATTCAAAAAAATGTTGTAGCTATGAAAAATAGTTTTGATATAGAATTAATTGATGAAGATTATACAATTGGTAAAGTTATTGAATATGTATTATATCAAAAACATTTTGAAAATGATAAAATACTATCTTATGTTGGTTTTTGTAAATTTCATCCACACGATACTAGTTCTTATATTAGGATTGCTTTCATGAACGAAACAAACGCAAATAAAGTTAATATATGCAATATTGTGAAGGCCTCTTGTAATGACGCAATTAATCTAGTTTATAAAAATATACTCTCATCATTTAAATAACTATTCATTTAATTTATTTTCCAAGTTAATAGTTTCCTCGTCTATTCTTCTTTTATTCTCATCATAATTCATTGAAAACATTAATTTTGGTAATGGTAATGTATTAACATATGTTTTTACCGCATATAGTGTAATATATTTACCCGTGCCTCTTAAATTATTTAAAAATAATTGATGTAAATTATACATATGTTGTTTAAATTTAAACGGATATTCTTTTAACATTTTATCTTTTTTTATAAAACAGTTAATATATGAATCATACAATTTTTTTGTAAACTCGTGCAAATTTTTTCTTAAAAGCATTAAATTTTCCGATTGTTCTGGATAATATTTCAAATATTCTTTGACATTACCATGTTGTCTTAAATTATAATATGTATATTGTAACTTAAGATTATTACCTTTCAGTTTTTTTACATATTCATAATCTTCATTTCGTATTTTTGTCCGTTCTCCTGTTTTCTTATTTACAACAACATAACCCATCAATTTATAATCATCGCCGTCTTTAATTTTCTCATATAAATCATCCCAAATTTCATTCTCTCTCTTTTCTAGTTTTTGTATTGTTTTTATTTGTGGATTGCCTATGAGCAAATCGGATATATTTACTGCTGTATCATATAACATATTTTTAAATTTAAAATCATTAAATCCATAAACTCCACATAATATCAAATTTGTTTCTGAAAGAGGCACTACTATTTTGTTGCCCGGGTGTTGTAAAACAAAACTATAACTATAGCTGCTATTCAAATTATCAAATTCAAATCCATCTATATTATTCATAGCTTCTAAAAACATTGTTCTAAATGTTTTTTCTGTATTAAATGTACATTTTGCACCTATATTACTTTTTGTTGCTATTTCCCAATCATCCTTTAAATGATTGAAAAATACATTTATCATTGTCCCTTCTGGATATTCTTGTAATTCACAATCATCATATTTATACATATTTTTGAATTGATTTAACGAAAAAGATTTTGGAGGGGCAATTGATAATAATTTATCTCCATCTGTAATTACAGATCTAAATTTTCCTACTGTTTTTACATTTTCATCATTTATAAATTTTTTTATATATTTTATCAAATATAAACCACTATTTTCATATACCTTTAAATTTTTGATTTTAGCGTATTCAGGGTCTTTTATGACTTGCTTTACATCGGCGTATTCACTTAAATCTTGCATTTGATAATATTATTAAAATTCCTTTAACTATATTATTTATAATTTTAAATTATTAATACTTTAATATTCTTTCTATCATAAATATAAGTAATGTCTGAAAAAATAGAAACTCAAGAATTAATTGAATTAGAATTGGGACAAATTATAAAGATTATCTCTCCAGAGAACGATAATTATAACAATAAAATTTACATCATAGATTATTTAGATGAGAATTTGATGAAAATTACAGATGAAAGTAAAGAACAAACATCTTTAAAAATAAATGAAGGGAAAATAATAGATGAAAGTATTGAAAATATAGTTATTTTAAATTATCCTAATGATAAGGGCTTTGCTATCCAAAATGGATATGTTCCAGGGAAATGGGTTTCAATTGAGTTTGGTGGGGCGTTTCCAAAATATTTTAATGGACAAATAACTGATTTAGAAGAAGACCAAATAGAAATTAATATTCATGAAAGCGATATTAAAATATATATTGATTTTGCTTATAAAGGAATTCCTCTAGATTTGGAAATTAATAGTATTTCATTTATACCATCCCCAGAACAACAAAAACAAATAAATAAAGAAGAAACCGACAAAAAGGAATTGAAAGAGGAATTAGATTCGGATGATGACGATATCATATTACCATTTTATAATACCGAAGATAATGAATTAGAAAGACAAGAAATTATATTTGAAGCTGACCAAATACAATATGGAAAAAAATTAGAAAGTGTTACTGAGATTGTTGATGTTGAAGATGATTCTTTAAGATTTGATGTTGACACTCAAACTAAAGATTTATATCAAGAAATGTTATCTAATATACCTATTTTTGAAAGAAATAATACACGAAATTTAAATTATATACAAAAAACAGTTAATAGATACATTCAATTAAGAAATGATTTCACTATATTTGATGAAAATAATCTTCCGGTTGATGTTAAAAAAAGGGGAGCAAAACATAAACCATTCATTCAAAATTTATATGAATTTAAAAATATTCCTATGTGGATTATACCAGTTGTTCAAAATAGAAAAAAATTGCATGATTTAAATGAAGTAAATAGACAAAATATGAATTCTGATAGTTTTAATGAAGATGGTAGGGAATTCATTCAAGATATGGTTAATAAACATAAAATGTATATGAATGATGATTTTCCTAGTGAGCAAAATAAGTATGTGTTTTATAACAATAGTCTAAATATTAAACCATATGATAACCACTTTACTAATACAAAAAATATAATTATCAATAAAAATATATCTAATGACCTTACAGCCATACTTAATAATTTATCAAATTTTGAATCCTCTTCTGCGATTTTTGAAAAAATAGGCAATGATGATAAAGAACAATATACAAAATTAGATACTACAAAATTCGCTATACAAAAATATCTTACTTCATCTTCTTATTTAAAATTAGATTTAGATACTAAAACATACTATAAAGAGAAATTTACTGAAGATGAAAATTTATATTTAAAAGGATTTATCGTTTTACCTGAAAGTATAATTAATTATTCTAAATTGTATTTACCTAATACAACTATATATGATAAAACGGAATACCATGATAATCAGTTTCAATATTGGAAGTTTTTAAATGAGAGTGCCTCTGTAAAAATTAATAAAGATGTTAGAGATTTAACTGAAGATAACCCTAACAAACACGATTTCAATTTTTTAGTTAGTGAAAAAATAAATTATTTCCCATTTAAGGAAAGAATAGATTATGAAGAAAGGATTGATGATAATCCTGATATTTATAAAGAGTGGTTGAATTCTTTAGTTCCAAAAACAAGAGTATTACTTAATAAATTTAAAAAATATATAAAAAATCCATATTCTTATACCAAAATCATTGAAACATTAGAACCATTTAATATACATCAGGACGACATTTATCATTTTGATGTGAAAAAAGATAACTATAGCACATATGAAATAATCAAAAATTTTATTGAAGCAAATATTTTAAATTACAAAAATCAATTAAAAGACAACGTTTTTTCTTATAATAAATATTTACAATCTACCTTTGAATATGATATTAAAAGTAATTTATTCACTTTATTTGAAGATAAAAAATTAAAAGATTTAAATCTTCAGCATATTGATAAAAATACATACAATTTAGATCTAGAAAATACAAATGATTATTTAAATATTACAAATGAAATTGATTGTCAAAAATTATTTTTAACTGCGGTATCATTAATTAGTATTGAATTAGCCCAACCTATAGATATTGATGAAAAACTTAGCACTTTAAAATTTGAAATGGAACAACAAGAACGCGAAGAAAGTGAAACTAGAGAATGTAAAACGTACACATTAGCAAAAAAATATAAAGATATGGACGATTTATTACAGGATAATGATAATGAAATTTATTTTGATAAACAATTAGACCCAACCCAATATGATATTTATAAATCACATAAAGATAATATTGAGCACCTAACAGATGAACAACAATTAGACGCGTTAAAAAATCATTTGATGAGTAATGTTGGATTAGATGAAAATACCGCCTTACGAGATGCTATCGCAATGATAATTGAAAAAAGAGAAGTATTAGATGGAGATTATGCTGTGTTAGATCAGGGTGATTATGATTATAGATATTTTTATAGAGATAGTGATAAATGGAAACACGATAGAGATATGGTTGGTATGGATGTCAATGAAATAAATTTTTGTAATATGCAAAATAAATGTATGAAAATAAAAAATATTTGTGCGACCGATGTTGAAAATAGAGAAATAATACAAAGAAATTTATTAAAAGATATACAGAAAAATTTTGACAATGAAATTAAGTCATCATTTGAAGAATTAGAAAAAAATCTTTTTACAAAATTAGAAAAATGTAAAGAAAATATAAAATTATTAAAAGAATATCAATCATCTTCGTTTTTAAAAAATGATAATATAAAATTAAATTTGGGTAATACGGTATTGGACTTAGAAAAACCTAAATCCCCATATTCGGATGTTAGAGATACAATATTAGGAGACAGTAATATTATTGATATGTATGATAAAATATCAATATTTGGTGATAATTATTGTAGAGAATATGATAAATTCAATCCGGCCGAAAGTATGTATTGGTTTTATTGTATAAAAACAAATTTACCGCTGTTACCTACATTTTTAAAAAAATTAGCAGATGCTTTTGATAATGATACATACGATATTGAATTACAAAAAATTATTTCTGAAAGAGGGAGCACTAGCGATGGTGGCGATAAGATTATAGATAAATTTAGTGGATACACTATTACTAATATTGAATATGATACAGCAGAGGGTTATAACAAAGAAGGATTTAAAATTTTATCTAGATATGTGGAAGAAGATGAAAAAGTAAAAAAAGATATGGATAATGTTCTTAATTATAAATCACCCGAAGCTAGAAAAATTTATACTATGATTAAAAAATTTGATAATATGTTAGGATTAGATACTTCCGAACAGTTTGATTTTATTATTAATTTAACACTTGAAATGTTAAAACCACCTCATTTATCATCTGAAGAAGATTACAATAAGGAACAGAAAGACAAATTAAGTAAAAAGAAAATTAAGAAAATTAAGCCTTATGTGGATTTTTATGATACAATGAAAATTAAAATATTGATTTGTACTTATGCCATAGGTATTCAATCGTGCTTAAAACATATAACTTCTAAGAAAACATATGTTAATTGTAAAAAATCTTTTTCGGGCTTTCCATTTTTTAGTAGTGTAGATATAACATTTATTGAATATATAACTTGTGTAATTTTAAAATTAAAAAATGATGAAAGGCCATATAATACATTGCCTAGAATTAAAAATAACGCAAAAGGTAAAGAAAAGAAGAAGAAATTTGATACGGGCGTTCAGGCATATATGAAACAGTTTTTAATGACAAAACAGTCGGTTATTTTAAAACAACAAGAAAAGAAAGAGTGGTTGGAACAAAATAAGATTGAAACTAAATCAGAAATATATAAGTTTGACAATTCATTTTTACCACCATTGAAAAGTGTTAAGGTTAATTCTGTTCAAAATATAGGACAGAATTTTGAAAGAAAATTAAAAGATAGCATATTAAAAACTAATATTAAAGAATTTTTAGCGAATAAGGGGTCATTAGAAGGTAAAATAACTAGTTTTTCATTAGCAATACAGGAAGGAATTCAAAGGATTATTAATAACGAGCCGTTATTACTGAATACAATTGCTGGTCAGCCGTTCGTTGAAAATAGTTGTTGTTATAAATATAATCAAAATTCATATGATTTTTTTATTAATAAAGATAGTCCTATAAAAACATATAATGAGAACCTTAATAAGTTAAAAAAATTAAAGTATAAATATATAAACTTTTCTCGTTCGCCTACATTTATTTCCACAGTAAGAAGTAAAGATTTGTATGTAAATGAGCCTAATGTTTATAGCGAAAAAGTTATTTATCAGGCTTTTATTAAATTTTGTAATTTTAATTCGGGAATTACATTGGATGAAGATATATTACAGGTGTGTTCTTCTAATACTAGTAAAATGACTGGTAGGGAAGAAACATTAGAAGAAAAAATCAAAATATTGAAAGATGATGGTTATAAATTCTCAGAAGAATCATTAATAAAATTAATATCTATTATTTCAAGAAAAAATATCATAGACCTTGATATTAATAATCAAATAGTTACTCCAAAAACCACTTTTGAAAAATTATTATTAAGCTTAACTGATACAAGTAATGATAATTGTATTACTAATATAATCAAAAGTTTATTGAATTTATTGGACCGTTTTAGATTAACAACAGATAAACACGATGATGAGTTTAAACTACTTATTAGTATATTAAATGAGCAAATAGATAAAATGGAAGATAAAATAACGAATTTATTAAAAATGGTAACTCGTCCTTTATATGTAAAAAGAATTTTTGATAATTTAAAAGTATTTGAAGAAAGAGGCGATGATACTTATTTATTTAAAGCTGATGAAACTGGTTATTTTAAATTTACTTTTTTTTGTAGAGAAATTCATAATATATTAAGAATTTACCCGAATATGATAAAAAATGATAAGATAGTGATGAATAATAATAAAATAATACCACTACACTGGCATAAAATTATTTTTGGTAAGGGGGAAACGGATTATCATAAAAAAATTATTGTTAATCATGTAAAGAATGAATTAAAAAATTTAAATAAATATTCAAATAATAAAAATGCTTCAAAAATAATTGATTTGGTTTTGAAAGAAAAAGATATATTGGTTTTTATTGATAATATACCATTTATCTCTGGAATAAAACACAATGACAAAATCTTAAATGGCGCTTTAAATGGTGAATTATTATCTACTCTATCGTATTACTTCTATTTGTGTAGTTTATGTAAATATATAGATACTATTGACAATGAAAATAGCACAATTTTTGAAGACGATGAATACGATGAAGAAACAAATAGACAATATTTATTAAGTGAAAAAGAAAAAAATAAAGAAATCATAGCAAATATATTATATGATTTTCTAAAAATAACAAATACACACAAAAAAGATATGGATTATTCCAACGCCACCATAAAATCTAATATGGAGAAAATAAAAGAAAAAGAAAAGGAAGAGATTAAAATGAACTTAAGAAAAATGGACGAAGAAAGTCTAAGAGTTCAAGATTTAATGAAAAAACATAAATTGGGAGATTGGAGTGTGGGTCAAACAGAGGCAATATATAAATATGATTCTGATTATTTTGGAAGTGAATATGAAAGGTTACG